TTTCTCAAACCCGCCGTTCCCATCAGGTACTTTATCTTCGCAATACTGTGCCATTTCCAGAAGCAAAGATAAGTTGATTGAATCAGTGTTGATAAAATCACCCAAACCGTACCTTGAATTGAGAAGCAAATCCTTCAATATCCAAACCGGATTTGAGCAGTATTTATTTACATAACTCACACCGTCCCAAGAAAGCTGAGTGTTATCGCTCAACAATCTGTATTTCTGCGATGCCGAATCCCAGTAATAATCTTTCCAGTTAACTTCCTGAGAACCATTCATAACCTTAGGCACCAATACTTTTCGTCTAAGAACACAGGTAATATTCGGAGTAGGTCCGTTGAGCTGTTCAGTAGCGAGCAGGCGTAATCCCAATAAAGCGACATTCGGATACGCAAGTGAATTGTCCTGAATCTCATCAATCGCTTGAATAACAAAATCCGAGCATTGCAGAAATTCGCTGTCATATGATGTTTTTGTGATCCGAATATCGTACTGTCCCGGTACCAATCCTTCTTTCCTGAAAATCCGCCGGATTGAACTGCGGGAGCGTTCGGTTATTGACTGTTCGCCCAAATCAATCCAGTTCGGTGAAGTATGAAGTTTATATTCAACTCGATACGTCAATGTCCATGCTACGATATGCTGATCAGCTCCAGCTACAGTATACAATCCGTTTGGCAATTGAACGTAAACCTCAAATGCGGAAACGTCGTTTTTATCTGTGGTATAAATATAAGAATTCTCAAGGCCATGGCTTATCTGGACTCCGATTTCAACCACGTTATGCGTCTGCATAAAATACGGAATCGGTGTTTGATCCGCTGTTCCGTATCTCTTGTGAATTTCAACGCCATCGTAATTCGATACCGGATTCTCGTTTATCTCAATATCGTCGATATACTCAACTTCTCCTTCACTCAAAGCGAGAAGTATATTGAGATAATTCTTGTTGCCGTCTGTGGTGATATACTGATTGATTATGTTACCGCCGACCCTGTGGCTTCCAAGAACCACAGGTACAGGAATACCGACATCCATAGATGTTCTTATTCCATCCCAACCGTAAGTCGGTGACCCTTCCTCCATACTGCCGGACAGCGATCCAAGCCCATTAGTCGGTTTGCGTGGTTTGTTTGATACCGCTGAATATATGGCGTACCCGATAGAGGCAAGTGTAGCGATTGTAGTTATAATTTTTACAGTAGCGACTATGATAGGCCAAGCCGCAACTAAAAAACCAATAACTGGAGCTTTTATATCGGGGGTGATTATAAGTTCGTCATTATCCTGAAGCAATGCCGATATATCTGCCAGCACTTTTCCTTCGTAAATGACTTTTTGACCTTTAAGATCAACATCAGACAAATAATCGGAAACTTTTCGATCTTTGACATACTCAACATCAAAAGTTTTTCTGTTTTCGCTGGATAAAATATTAGGAATGATTTTTATCTTTATCATTTAATCACCATTTTCCTGAATCGATAAAACCCGACAAACTTGTCTTTCCAAACTGGATCGGATAACTTCCCGATCACAACTCCGGCTTTACAGCAGTGAATAAACTTTCCACCGGACAGATATAATCCCGCATGGTTTATCCTGCCAGACCCATCATGAAATAGCATTCCGTCAAGGAAACTCGGTTCTTGAACCTGCATCCATTCCCGATGGTAATTCTCAATAAAATGATTGTTTGAACTGTACCAGTGCTCGTCATAATCCTGAACCGGATCCCAAAGATCAAACCCAACATCAGCGTAAACCAACTTTATGAATCCCCAGCAATCCAGTCCGTCAAGGGTTCGTCCCTGATGTTTGAATGGAATACCAAGATATCTGTTGATAATCTCAAGCTCTTTAATCATCCGACATAAATCCTTCCTTTGGTTGGTATCCCGGGAAACTGCTGGCGTGTGAATGTCCGTCGAGGCAATGTAACGTCCAGAATATCGAATTTACTGCTTGCCGAGAAAATAACATCGGTTTGATCTGAGCTTGCTTCGTCGATGAAATAGGTATCTTCCATAAATGCCGATGAGTCATCGAGATGATCCGCAAACACGGTTTTTATGGATATCTTTTTGCCTCGCAAAGCGTCATATTGACCGAGATAACTGCGGATTAATCTTGATACGTTTGAAAGAGATATATTAACTTTATCTATCTGCCCCTGCGTGTTTTCCGGTATAATCTCATGCCGGATAGGGAATTTGAGGTATTCAATCCCGCCAAAATCGATATTGGTATCATGAGCGCAAAAGTAGAGGTTTTCGCCGTTTCTGTCATAATCAAAAATCGTGTACAGAAAAATCGGGCGGTTTTCCTGTTTATTCTTTTCCTGAATGAAGTTTTGATTTATGTTTCGCATTGACCTCACCGCAAAATAAAAAAAGCCCGACTAATGCAGTTTGTCTGCATCAATCGGGCTTCCGTTGTTCGGATTATCCCTAAATATTATTTTTCAGCGGGCTTAAAACTCTGCTGAATATTTACGACTCCCATGTTGCCTTGAAAAAAATTAATCTGTATGTTGCCGGTAAAACCTTCCGGCAATTTATCCTTAAAAATCTCTTTAAGCCAGTTGAGTTGTTTCTCGTTTATTATCATAAGAAAAGAATACAAAATTTTGTGAGAAATATCAAGACAGTCAATACCAACTTTTGGTAAATCTATAATATTTCTAACAACTGGATTATAAACGAATAAACATTAAATGCATTCCGCTCAAAATTTATCTTATCATCTCCAAACCGGACAATATATTCAATTCCATCGTTCGGGTTTGTCCATGTGAATGAGCTGAACTGCCCTTTCTTGGATATGTAAAATTCCCGAACTGATTCATAAACCGACTTTGGTACATTCTTAAACTCTAACTTCCATGATCTGATTGGATTACTCCGAACAGCTCGTCTTTGTTCAGCTCCATTCTCGAATTTTGATACCAACGTATTAAATTCCGGTGTTTCAGAAAATGTATAAGAAGGTTCCCAGTAAAAATCAGACATACTGTTTCAAAGCTCCACGAATTGAACCGTTTGACTTTATCTCCTGTGCCATTGCTTCAGCTAATGTTTTTCTGTTGCGCATAATATCAGATGCGTCCCAAGCCTGAATTACCATATTGATGATTACATTAATCCCATTTCCACCGTTTTTCATCTGGACAGGGATGTTTCTCCCATCAGGTAATGGAACTACAGCTTCGTTATATCGACCTTCACCAACCAAACCTAAAGTCGGCTGGTTTACAACACCACCCCCGGCAAACGGAACCGGTTTCCATCCTCGGCTAAAAATACCGCCGGATTCCGCTCCGAATAGTTTCCCGAATAATCCTGTCCCTGAAGCCTTCGGCATAAACCTCGATATATCCCCAAACAGAAAACCTATCGCCTGCTGAGCCGCAATTTCTGAAGCGATTCGAGCGAAAACATTTAATACTGAATTGCCGAAATCAACCATTACTTCTTTTGCCGTTTTTGTGCGTGTGATTAAATCCGTAAATGCGTTTGCCATTGAGTCTTTAATTCCATAAGCAAGGTTATGAGCCGCCATTTGACCTTGTTTTGCCCAATCCTGAAATTCCTTTATCGATTCTCTCAGATCGACTTTAAATCCTTCTCCGAACCAATCCAATCCGGTCATCTTTTTTGAGAACTTTTTATCTACCTTTGCATCAACCTCATAACTAAATTTCGGTTTATAGGCTTCCGCCAATTTCTCGTTGCTTTCGCTAATGCGCTTTAATACCTGTTCTTCCTGTTTTATTGAATCCAGAACTTTTTGATTTTCTTTATTCTTCTCGATTAACGCTGATTTATGTTTATTGATTAGCTCCAGTGTTTGCTCAAGAAGCGATTTCTCCTGCTGAGTTGATTTGTTGGATTCCTGCTTAGCGTTAATAAGCTGTCGTATGGTTACTGTCGCTCCGGGAATAAGAATCGGCAGATCAAGTGCCCAGTTCTCGAACCATTTCATAGGGTTGAATTTCGCCATAAGATCAGCTTTAACCTGAGTGATCTTTGCGTTAATTTTGCTTAGGGCGATATCCCATATTTCCGGCAACGCTATAAAAAAAGCGAGAATGTCATCATGATGTTTCTGGATAAACTTATCGAGGTTCTCAACAAACTCTTTGATTTTAGGCAGATACAACTCACCTATATCCGCCATTAAAAGCTGAATTGACCCTTTCAAGCCTTCCATTTTACCTTTGAATGTATCAGAAGCGAGAGCCATAGCATCCGGTAACTGTTTATCCCAGATTTGAATCAACCTCCCCGGGTCGACGTCTGAACGAACACCTCTAACCATACAATCATCGGCTAAAATATATAGAATAATCCATAATCAATCGATTCTCGAACCCTCGTTTCAATCAATAAAACATACTTCTATCAAT